ACCAGCATTATCAACAAAAGCATAAAGCTGTTCTTTAGTTTTGCCTTTACCAAATACAGTAGCAGCAAGCTGCTCTTGTGTAAGCTCTCCTAGTCCTGTTACATCGTTTGCTAGCCCGGCTGTACCTAAACGAGTGAAGACAGATGCAAAACGATTCTTTGTAGTATTAAAGTTATCTGCTGTGTAATCAATTTCAACACCTTGGAAAGGACCAGATGCTTTTAATTGAGGGAACGGTGTTTGCTTTATGCCACCAGATGCTTCATACTGTTGTAGCTGCTCAATAGGAACACCCGCTATCTGCATACCCTTAATCATGTCTTCTGCAGACAGACGTGGGTTTAATGCAAATACGTCAGAGATAGCTTTACCGATAGCACCTGTTCTATGTGATTCTGATTTATTGTTTGGATCAGTGTGAGCAGACACACCCATTAAAACCATACGTAGGGCTTTTGTTGGGTCTACATTATCACCTAAATTAATCTTTTCTGGTAGAGTAAGGCTTCCCAAGATTAAACTTTTATCAATCTGCCCTGCAATATTATTCTTATCCATTACAGCTTTAGCTGCATAGACATTCTCATAAACTTTATTAATATCGTAGTTCTGTACTAATCCAATAAACTCTTCATTAGTTATACCAAAATCTTCTTCCATTTGGTACATCATATCTTCTATTTGTTTTGCATTAGCCTCGCCAGCAGCATATTTAGGTGCTGTACGTTTTGCACTATCAATAGCTAAATCGACGTATTTACTACGTTCTTCTTCACGTTTCTCCATCCGACCAAGGAAGGTTTCAGTAAAACCCTTAGCACGACCCGCTTTATATGCGCCTGTTAACATAGTGTTTACTCCTTAGCCATTAAGCCCTTAGGCTCTTCTTGTTCTTGTGGCGCTTCCACGATCTCTTCTGCTACAGCCTCTTGAAGAATATCACCTTCATCTTTATTGCGCTGAGATTTTCTGAGGGAAAGTTTAGCTGCTAACTTCAATCTATTCTTACGTTCTTTAGCAGGTCTTTCATCAATGTACTCATTCATGGTTTCTTTATATGAGATACCTGCCTCTTCAGCCATATTCTTAAGTAGTACACCAATTTGAGGTTTTAGAAGGAGTTTAACATCTACAGTATGGATACCATTCATGACACCCTTACTTAACATTGATCCAGAAATAACACTAATAGGAACACCTAAATCCATCATATCTAAAAGGTTATCACTAATCTCTTCGTCAGCAATCTTCTTCATATAATAATTACGTGCGTCATCTACTTCATTATACATGGGTGGTTGTTCCCAAGGGAACGCACCGGGTTCATCTGTAAGAGATTGACCGGGAACAGGGCCAGAAAAAGCCTGTGCTTGAATGTCTTTAGAGTCCATAATATAACCTACTTAGTAAATCCTGCGCCGAAGTATAATCCCACAATAGCAGAAACAATGTGTGTATCTAGTGGGGTAATAACAAAGCCTCGTGCCATTTTCCATTGCACAGCTTCCTCTGGTCCAAATAACCAGTTCATAAAGCCACCTTGAACCTCTGTGTATCCTACGTAAACGCTAACATCAGGATACCATACAGCGACTAGCTTTGGCAATACGATAATTGAGAACACAGCAGATAGAGCTATTAATCTACGTGTCCATGCAAAGTGTTTATCATCTTTACCTGCTTCACGCGCATCAGCTACAGCACTGCGATTAAACTCTGCACGTTGCAGCAGCATCTTTTGCTCTGCTTGTCGGGCCTTGATGGATTGACCCCAAATAGACATGACTCCACCTAGGACGGTGGAGAACAACATTGTGATTAGTTCTAGGGGTAAACCAAACATTATTCACCTAACAATCTTGAGATAATCATCTCACCAAAAGAGTATTCATCTCCAAATGTTTTAGATACAGCGCCTCTATCTTGTATACCTTTGGAGTTTTCAACACCGTGTGGTAATACCATGCGGCCTGTAACACCTTCAAATGCTGTTTTATAAATCTGTGCAAACTCATCCATGTTATCATTAATAATGGCTTCTATCTTTGCGTCTTGTGTAAAGAAAGGCTCTAAATGAATAGTGTTAGACACACCACGCTTATTTTCGCTTCTTGTTTTTACGCCACGATTTTTATAGTTCTCATAACCATGTTTAGCAGCAAATTCTACAACTAACTGATTAAACTTTTCTGCAGCAGCACGTACTTCTGGTGTGGCATCATCTGGTATAATAACCTCTGTACCTTTAGCACCTTTAAAAGAATTAAAATCTAGAGATATGTTTGGCATATCTGCAGTAGGGGCATAGTCTGCACGTGAGCCATTAACAATCTCTAGACCAGTTACTTTTTTGGCTGGGGGTTCCATGAGGCTAGGGGTATCAGAGCTAGTACTGCTGTCACTAGTAGTAGTCGTTTCTTCATCAACTGTATCCTGACTCATTAAGCCCATACGCTCTTCAGTACGGGCGTTACCTATCTTTTCATTTGGCTGATATTCAGGCTTAGGCGCTTCCTGTTTTTCAACAGCCTCATCACTAAAATCTAGAGGCTTATTAGGTGCCTTATCTACCATATCTGGATAACGTAGCTTTGTCTCATTCATAAATTTATCAACAAGCTCTTGTGAAATAGTAGGTTTAGATTTTGTTTGAGGCATAACTGGCTCTTCAGCAGACTCTTGCCTACGCTTTTCACGAGATGCTTTAATATCGTTAACAAAAGATTTAAGAGAACCAAGTACACCGTCATCCTCTTCTTCTGCAGCATTAGCCATAATACCATCTGCAGCCACCTCTTGAGAGTTAGCTAAAGATTCAATAGCCTGTGTCTGCATTTTATAAGCATCTTGTGCAGATTCAAAAAATCCTGCCATTTATCTTTTCCTTAATTAAAATGGAAGCCAATCCAAAACCTTTTCTAGTACAATGGCTTCCATTGCACCACGTGATTCTCCTCTTGCAGAATCAATATTTGCCTGCGCTTTAGCTAAATCAACATCTCTACGCATCTCCTCAAGAAGAAGTTGCAACTCACGCTGCTTCTCATTCTGAAAAGCTTTAAATACGTAGCTAATAGAATCACGCTCATACTGTAGGATGTTATTATAGCCTGCCATAGTTAGTTCATTTGTGAACATAGCGGCATCACGGTTTGCTGCATTAATAGCTGCATTGTCTGCTAACGTGTATGATTGCGCCCAGTTAGCGTTTGCTTGTGCAATGATAAGAGCGTTAGATGCATTAAACTGTTCACGAGCAGCCTCAAGGTTAGCATTAAATTGGGACATAGCATTAGTTTGCCCCGCGTTAAATTGCTCCATTAAATTAGATTGTTCTGAATTAAACATACTAATCTGTGATGTCAGGTTAGCCATGAATTGGTTTGTCTGATTTTCACTAGCTGCATTAAATTGATTAGCAGCATTGGTAGCAGCAGCATCTGTTAGAAGCGCATTAACCATAGATTGCGCTTTAAATATTTTATCCTGCTGTTGGAAGTTGAGATTAGTCAAATCCATCTGCAAGAATGTTTTAGCGTTCTGTACTGCCGCTTGCTGTTGATTAGTTAGATTAGTTAGGTCTAGCTGAGTCATAGCTGCAGCATCTGCTAGAACTTTAGCATTAGCAGCCTGTAGATTAGCTAGGTCAACAGACTGTGCCATACGAGCATTTTCTAGTGCTACCTGCTGTTCAGCAGTAAAGTTCATGTTAGCAATGTCACTGATCTTAGCAGCGTTAGCAACCTTAGTTTGGAACTCTTGTGTAAACTCTAGACCAAGGAACTTAGCACGTTGTTCTGCTGCAAACATAGCAGCCTGCTGACGGTTGCTTAGGTTTTGTGATTCAAATCTAGCAAAAGTTTGTGCATCGGCATTAGCGATAGGTAGGGCAGCTTCCATAGCAGCCTGTACTGCAGCCTGTCCTGCCATAGAGGAAGCGCTAAGACCGCGTGAAGCCATCATAGCTGCCGCAGCACGTAAGGCACCTGCAGCCCAAGGTGGAGGGTTAGTACCCTCAAAATCTGCCATTAGCTGACCAAGCTGACCTTGTACCGTAGCATTTTCAGAGGGTTGTCCAGTAGCCGCCTCAAAGTTTGTCTCTTTCTTGACGCGATCCATATCGACAGTAGAGCCATCAATAAGTTCACCTTCCTCTACTACACGAGTAGGCGCACCTTGTACTGTCTGCGCTTTTTCAATCTGAGCAGCAGTTAGACCAAGCTGAGCTAACTCGTCTGGTGACATAGTTTGAGCTTTTACTAAAGCGTTTTGACCTACTTCACCTGTA